CCCGGGTATTTATACTTTTTGAAATTCACGCGGTTGACCTTAACCCTAGATAGGACTTAGGTTAAGGTTAAGGTTACGGACTTTTAAAAGGAGTGACCCCTATAGTCGGGCACCATGTTGCGAAGCAATATGGTCGACTATAGCTCCGGGGGGACCCCGACCGATTGAAATGAGGATCGAGGGGGGCTTGCCATAATCTCGTGACGGAGGGTCCTTGGCCCCGGAGTCTAAGAGTGCGCTAGAGTTTTTTTTTAAAAAAATATTCTGAAACAGGGGTAAGCTCTAGTAAAAACCTTGCGACGTCGCAAGCAGTATTACTTACTAGAGCGGCGTCCCAACGTCCCAAAACAAGGGGCTAAAGGGACGCTCCCCTTTAAATAAAAAAAATTAATGAGAATTCATGGTAAATTCGTCGGACCCAACTGGAGTGCTGGTAAAAGACAATCGTCTGTTCCATATGGCAGGGTGCGAGCTGTGGATGAGTTTGATCTTAGTGCCAAGTTCCATGATCATGCTTATGCTACTGGCATGGATCGCAAGAAAGCGGATTATTTGTTCTATAAATGGAATGTTGGGAAGGGATTCAAACGCACAGCGGCAGCTTTAGCTGTCGGCTTGCAAGGTGCACTTCGTTCTTCCCAAAAAAATAATAATAATATGTACGGCCGCAAAAGAGCTGCAAGTACACAACTTGGTAGAGCACAAAACAAGTTCAGAAAACTCTCTGCTCCTCGTTCAGTCGCTATGCCGAAGAAGCCAGCACCTACTCCTCGTACTAAACGTCGTAGTGTAATGGCAAACAGAGGTAAGAAGGTTCCTCTTCGTCGAGGTGGTTATGTAAAAGGATTTTACAAGAAAAAAGGTCCGAAAGTAAACAGACGGTTGAATAACATGGAAAAGTATGGCACCCGTTCGGTTGCGGAGTTTCGAACTGGTATTAGCAGTACCACTACCGTCTATTTTGGTCACTGTGCCGTGACACGTGACAACACGTATTGGACAATTGCTCGGGCGATTGTTAAGTTGTTAGCTCTTCGTAACGGTATGCCAGTCAATGATTTTGATGCATCGATAGCTGGTTCTGGCGTGGCTGGAGACCAGTGGTCTATCCAGTATTTAAATGGATTGGATTCCACTGATGCTGTTCAAACGTATACTTTTGCAACACTTGGGGTATATAGTTTGGAGACTATTGCTATTAAGTTCAAGGAACATTTGCAAGCAATTACTGCAGCACCTAATCTTACTCTTATTAATGCTGCGTTCTTAGCTGTAAGCAATGCTTGGTCGCGTGCATCGATTAGTTTAAAAGAAGCAGTGTTGCACATTGATTCGCGTTCCCACATGAAGTTCCAGAATCGTACCGTATCTTCGTCAGCTTCGAAGAGTACTGATGTTGTTGATACCAATCCTTTGTACGGTCGTGTGTATTATGGATACGGTACCGGTACTATCCACAACGTAGATACTGCGCAAGGTCAAGCCCAGTTTATTGGTGATAAAACCACTGGTATTATGACATATGATGGCACTTTGGTTACTACGTTGAAGGAGCCTCCACCACCAAAACAGTTGACAAACATTGGATATAGTAAGTCTGCTAAGATGGCTCCTGGAGAGATTCAAGTTAGTGAGTTGAAGTTTATTCGTGCTATTGCATTGAATAAGATTATTAGTGCGTTGAAAAGACAAAGTTCTAATCCTGGCGCTGATAGTAACTTCTTGTTGACTCTGGGGTCATTCCGCTTATTCGCCTTGGAAAAGGTTATGTATGATACTTCGGAGGAAGACATTGATGTAATTTTTGAAGTTCAAAATACCTTGTCATCATATATTAGTAATGTGTATGCTCCATTGACAGCCCAAATTGTTAGTAACATTTGATATATTAGTACATTCTCATAGGTAAGTAAATAAAGTAAAAACGTCTTCGTATAGCGGCAGCGAGTACGGGATCGTTAAATAGTTGTTCAGGAGTGTAATTGGAAGTGACAATGAAGTTTTTGGGACGTATCTGTATAGAAGAGCCTTTGCACTCAGCCATGAATGCATACTTGTCAGCCCAGATTTTCAAGTAATGTGATAGGCAGTTGCTGTCCAGATCGTCCAATAATACATTAGTCTGTCCCTGATATCCATCCCACCACTTGTTTTGAGCCTTTAGATATAATGACGACCCATAGTTCGCACGAGCATAGTGCGACTTCCCAGTTCCCGGTGGTCCATGAATCCAAATGCCGGTAACGCCAGGCATGTCATTGGGTTGGACCATATTATCCATAGCAATTAGCTTTAATGTGCGGTAGTTTTGCACGTAGATTCGGTCCTCAATTTGATCCAGTTGGTTATTTTTCGCCAGTTCCTTCACAGCTGCCCAGTCAGTTTTTGAATTGCGTTTCATGGCTTTGGCTCCAAGTTCAAACCGCGTACCAGCGATGGCCGTATCGTCCTTGAACACGTATTCTTCCGCAGCTTCGGATCGAGAGGGCTCAGCGTGAACACCTCGTCCAAAGATCTTTTTGACAGCTGAGAGCCTGACTGCGCGGCCAAAGGCGGTGAATAACTGCCAATGAATAGCTCCCGTATTGGAGCCTTGTTCTTTTTGACCTCTGAGCCATGTGACACCATGTGGGAGTGTTTCCGGAGGAGTCCAGGTTGGTTGGTGAAGAGTGAGCAACCAGTAGCGTGCTTGGGAGTTGTTGGAAGAGGACATGACATTTTTGAAAAACCAAAAATTGTGGAAAAATCCCGGGTATTTATACTTTTTGAAATTCACGCGGTTGACCTTAACCCTAGATAGGACTTAGGTTAAGGTTAAGGTTACGGACTTTTAAAAGGAGTGACCCCTATAGTCGGGCACCA